ATCTTTATGGAGCGCTATTGCAGGCCGCGCCATATCTTCAAGATGATGCGAGAATTCAAGTGTGGGCGACTCTTTATGAACGCGCATTAAATGACTTACAAGTGGCCGATGACCGAGGCTCAACCTCTGGCGGCAAGCTGTTAACCCGCGCAAAAACTTTTGGTTAAGGACTAAAAATGGCAGATACCACCACCACAAACCTATTGCTGACCAAGCCAGAGGTTGGGGCCAGTTCAAACACTTGGGGCGGCAAAGTCAATGCTGACCTCGATTTAATTGATGCATTGTTTGATGCCGGCCCACTGTTAAAAGTGACAAAAGGCGGCACTGGTGTTGGCACAAGCACAGGCTCTGGCAACAATGTGTTGTCCACCAGCCCCACACTTGTCACGCCAGTCTTAGGCACTCCAGCATCAGCAACGCTGACCAATGCCACAGGCTTGCCAATTTCAACTGGCGTGAGTGGCTTGGGTGCTGGCATTGCTACTTTCTTGGCCACTCCATCATCTGCCAATTTGGCTTCTGCCGTTACTGATGAAACAGGCACTGGTAATTTGGTGTTTACTAATTCACCCACTTTGGTGACTCCAGCACTTGGAACACCATCTGCTGCTGTACTGACCAATGCAACGAGTCTGCCTTTAACCACTGGTGTGACTGGTATTTTGCCAGTTGCAAATGGCGGCACAGGATCAGCGACAGGAGTGCCTTTAGCCACTGGAGTGACTGGAACCTTGGCAGTGGCCAATGGCGGCACTGGCCAGACAAGCTACACCGATGGTCAGCTGCTGATTGGTAACAGCACCGGCAACACTTTGACCAAGGCATCTTTGACGGCTGGGTCTGGCGTGACCATCACCCCAGGCGCTGGGTCCATCTCTATTGCATTCACCGGCCCAGGCTCTGGATCGGTGACAAGCACAAGTGTTGTTTCTGCCAATGGTTTTGCAGGGACTGTGGCAACTGCAACATCAACACCAGCTATAACTTTGTCAACATCTGTCACGGGTGTTCTTAAAGGTAATGGCACAGCAATCTCTGCTGCGACTGCTGGCACTGATTACGTCACCCCAACTGGCACAGAAACTTTAACCAATAAGACGCTGACAGCACCAACAATTGCCTCAGCAAACTTGACAACGGCATTGACGCTTGCTGGTGCGGCTGGCACTAATGGGCAAGTCCTTACAAGTGCTGGGTCTGGTTTGCCTACTTGGTCAACCCCTGGTGGCGGTGCAACATTTGATGAATTTACTTCTACAGGAACTTACACAAAACCCGCTAGTGCAACCTTTGTGATGGTTGAATGTTGGGGTGGTGCTGGTGGTGGTGGTTCTGGTCGTCGTGGTGCAACAAGCACAGTTCGATTGGGCGGCTCAGGTGGTGGTGGCGGTGCTTACACACAACGTCTATTTAAAGCCTCTGACCTTACTTCTACAGTCACAGTAACTATTGCGGCTGGAGGCACAGGCGGTGCGGCAATAACATCAGATAGCACTAGCGGGAATGCAGGGACAAATGGTGGTAACACAACTTTTGGGGCATTTTTAACAGCGTTTGGTGGTGGTGCTGGTCAAGGCGGTGTAAATAGTGGCCCATTTACCGCTGGTGGTGCTGGTGGTGGTGCGTTAACGGCTGGCAGTAATACTACTGGAGGGCAACCAAATATTTCATCAGGAAATGGACATTTTGGTTCTGGTTCATCTTCTGATGCTGGTGCAGCAGGTTGGGGTGGTGGCCGAGGCGCAAACACAACTGACGCTGGTACAAGAGATGCGGGAGGTTGTTCATTTCAAGGCGGCCCGGGTGGTGGAACTGGCGGTTTGATGCAAGACAATAACATCTATTTTGATGCCTCCGCTGGCGGTTCAGCCGTTGGAACTACGGGTGGCGGTGGTGCTGGTGGTGGTGCTGGTACTAATGGAACTGCGGGTACAGGTCGCCAAGGCGGTGGTGGCGGTGGATATGGTCTTACTGCTAATGCTGGTGCTGGTGCGGCTGGTGGTCAACCTGGCGGTGGTGGTGGTGGTGGCGGTGCATCCTTAAACGGCTTCAACTCTGGTGCTGGTGCGGCTGGTGGTGCTGGCTTGTGTCGTGTGTACTCTTGGTAAGGAATAATATGACAAACAGATACGCAATTATTGAAAACGGCACAGTAGTCAACGTGGTTGTTGCTGACGCAGAAACTGCTACAGCTAATGGTTGGGTGGAATGCCCTATTGCTGGCCCTCAATGGACTTACGCTAATGGCGTATTTACAGAGCCTGTTGTGGTTGAGCCTACTGTTACTACACCAACAAAAGAAGAACTGCTTGCACAACTTAATGCGCTGTCGGCTCAAATTCAAGCATTAGCGTAATAGATGAATCATGGATGCAGACACTGATAAAAGGCTTGCTGTGCATGAAGCAATCTGTTTAGAGAGATACAACAACATAGACAAGTCATTGCGCGATGGGGACAAGCGCATGACGAAGATTGAATATCTGCTTTACATTGTGATTGCCGCGGTTTTGTTTGGACCAGGGGTGGCTGCCGAATTTGTGAAAAAAATGTTGGGGCTATGAAAGACTGGGCCGTGGCACTCATTGCCGCGGTCTGCATCACTGTCTTTGTCATTTGGGGTAGTTTTGTCATCATTTTGATGTGGCCATGATCTATGCTCTGGTCTTACTAGCAGCTGCTGCCGAATATCGATGCACCAAGTGGACATGGACTGGTGATGTCTACAATCGGAGGGTTGTTTGCCTTGAATGGAAAAAGGTAGAAAAGAAATGATCGATCCGATTACAGCCCTGGCGGGAATACAAAGCGCCATCAGCATGGTCAAGAAGGCAGCAAAGGTTGCCAATGACTTAGGCTCACTTGCGCCAATGATTGGCAAGATGTTTGACGCAAGGAGTGTGGCCACCAAGGCCATGCTTCAAGCCAAACAGTCTGGCAAGGGTTCCAACATGGGGACAGCTTTGCAGATTGAGATGGCACTGGAGCAGGCCAGAGCCTTTGAGGAAGAGCTAAAAATGCTCTTCATGCAGACAGGCAAGATTGACGTTTGGAACAAGATTAAAGCCCGTCAAGCTGAGATGGACTTGGCAGATGCCAAAGAATTAAGCGCATTGAAAGCCGCAGATAAGAAATCCAAAGAAAAAGAACAAGAGATGAACGAGCTGGCCATGATCATTGGCGGCTGTGCTTTTGTCTTGTTTCTGGTCTTTGTCGGTGTGAATGAGTTGATGACATTCTGTGAGACAACAAGAAGGTGCGGTCGGTGAATGAGTATCAGAAGACCTTTGACCTATGCCTCAAGATATTCGTTTACGGGTGTGTGGCTTTATGGTTTCTTGGGCTGCTCAAATTTTTGCCGGATGACTTATCGGACCGGATCGTTAATTTACTGCTGGGTAGAATAGGATTAGGCAAATGAGATATTTATTGCTTCTGTTACTGCTGACTGGCTGCGAAGAAAAATATCGCTATAAGTGCCAGAATCCTGACAATTTTCATGCAGTTGAGTGCCAGAAACCTAGATGCCTATTCACTCAGACTTGCCCAGAATACTTGGTAGCACCCATCTTGGAGAAAAAAGTTGACGAAGTTAAACCTAACAACTGAAGAGATCGAGGTCAGGGTCTGGAGCATTGTGGTGCTTGCTGTCACCCTGATTCTTTTCTTTATCGTGATTTCACTTTTGTACTCAGTGACTTTTGTCACCCAGCCAATCAAAAGCATGGCCCCCATTGACCAGGCATATACAAAGATGCTGAACGATATCGTTCTATTGATTGTGGGCGGCATTGGCGGTGTTATTGGTAAACGGGCAATGACTTCTAGGCAGCAGCCACCCATGGGCCAGCAGCCGATGTGCCAGCCCATGCAAGGCTACGGCCAATACGGCTACAGCAACAATCACGGCTTTAACGCCACCACCAATGGCATCCCAACCCAGCCATTTGGCGCTATGCCCAAGTGGACCAACCCAGAGCTTGATGAGTCTTGGACCCCTGGTCCACCACCCACAACGCCACCGGACCATCTTGAGGATGACCATGAGCGCGAACAGCTGGCGCAGGCCAGACAGGAGTCAGAATAATGTTTGGCATCCCATTACCCTATATCGCCCTGGCAATCGGCATTGCCTTGTTTGGCTCTTACCGAGGTGGCTATCATTATGGGTGGTCAGATCGTGACGCTGAAATGCAGATTGCCATTGCCAAAAAGAATGATGAAGCCAGAGCCAAAGAGGCAGAGCTTGGCACTAAGTTGATTGACCAAGAAACGAAACTCAGAAAGGCCCAAGATGATGTCAAGAAAAAACAGTCTGCTATGCATGAGCTTGCTAGGACTGGCCGGCTGCGCCTCCCAACCGCAAGTTGTCCACAAGCCAATCCAAGTGCCACCATTGCCATTGGAAATCCACAACCCAGCCAGCCCGATGAAAGCGAACTTGAGCGACAGACTATTGCAACTCTTATCGACATCGCAGCCGAAGGAGACAAAGCCATCACCAAGCTCAACGCCTGCGCCAGCGCCTACGAAGAAGTAAGGAGAATTGTCAATGGTCAATAGTCAGCAACTTAAACAACTGCACATTGGCCCAGAGTGGGTCGATGCGCTTAATGAGACTTTTCAGCGCTTTGACATTTTAACGCCACTGCGCCAGGCTGCCTTTATTGGCCAGTGTGGCCATGAGTGTGGCAATTTTAAAATGCTTCAAGAGGGTCTGTCATATTCTGCTGCCGGACTGATGAAGACATGGCCCAAGCGCTTTGATGCTGAAAAGGCCCAAGCCTGCCAAAGAAATCCAAAGCTCATTGCCAATGTCGTTTACTCAAATCGTATGGGTAACAGGGATGAAGCCTCTGGGGATGGGTATCGTTTTCGCGGCAGAGGCTGCATACAGCTCACTGGCTCCAGTTCTTATTTTCACGCTGGCAAGGCTTTGGGTGTTGACTTCTGGGCCGACCCAGACTTGGTGGCCACGCCCCAGTATGCAGCCCTGACTGCCGGATGGTTTTGGGACACCCACAAGCTCAACCAGTATGCGGATAGTCAAGACTACCGGACTTTGACGAAACGTATAAATGGCGGGTTCATAGGTTTAGACGACCGCATCAAGCACATCAACCATGCACTGTCTGTCCTGACATAATTAGCCCATGGCCAATGTCAAGCAACAACTCGAAGTCCCCTCAATCCCAAGCCTTGGCTTTGCGCCAGAGGCTTATGAGAAACGCTACTTTGCTGAAAACAATGGGGCGCTGAATGGGTACTTCAGAAGATTGATCAGTGTGCTTGGGGCTTTGTTTGGCCCAAGGGGGGGCAAGTTTTTGAACACCCCCCACGGGGCATTTTTCGACTTGACCGATCAAGTGGCTGCAAGCACCACAGCTGCCACTGCTGTGGTATTTGGCAACACAGACATCTCCAACGGGGTCACGCTGTCAAACAGCTCAAGGCTCAATGTTGCAGACTCTGGTGTTTTTAACATTCAGTTTTCGATTCAACTCAAAAACACCACCAACGACAGCCATGATGTGGACATCTGGTTTCGCAAGAATGGCACAAACGTAGACAATTCAAACAGCCGGTATCACCCCCCTGCAAGAAAAAGCACAGGTGATCCAAGCCACATGATTGCGGCCTTGAACTTCTTTATTGAGTTGGATGCAGGCGACTATGTTGAAATCGTTTACAAAGTTGACAATGTGAATGTGACGCTAGAGCATTTTGCTGCCGGCTCCAGCCCTACACGGCCAGCAGTGCCATCAGCGATTGCCACTGTGTCTTTTGTCTCAAATCTACCTACAATTTAGCCATGTACATACCCATCAAATTACCCCCAGGTGTTTACCGAAATGGCACTGAGTATCAGTCTGCTGGGCGCTGGCATGACGCTAATTTGGTGCGCTGGTATGAAAACACATTAAGACCAGTCAACGGCTGGCGCAGTAAATCGGCATCAACTGTGACGGGCGCTTGCAGGGCAATCATCACTTGGCGCGACAACGATGCCGACTCTTACATTGGGCTTGGCACTCACTCCAAGCTATTTGCAATGGATGTTTTAGGTGTTTTAAAAGACATCACGCCCACTGGATTTACGACTGGTTTCATTAATGCCACCAGCACCACAGGCTACGGCAAAAACCTCTACGGCAGCTTTGCCTATGGCGTGCCACGGCCTGACACTGGATCAGCAGATATTGCCACCACTTGGTCACTTGATACATGGGGCGAGTATTTGGTGGCTTGCTCAAATTACGATGGCAAGATTTACGAGTGGCAGCTAGGCTTTGCCACACCCACATTGGCTGCTGTGATTACCAACGCGCCAGTGAGTAACACTGCCATCTTGGTGACTGCCGAGCGTTTTCTGTTTGCACTTGGTGCGGGTGGAAACCCAAGGAAAGTGCAGTGGTGCGACCAAGAAGATAACACCGACTGGACACCGGCAGGCGACAACCAGGCAGGCGATTATGAGCTGACAACGCCTGGCAGTTTATTGGCCGGAAAACGTGTCAAGGGCATCAATCTATTGTTTACAGATGTGGATGTCCACACGGCCCAGTATGTTGGCGCGCCATTCATTTATGGCTTTGAGAAGGCCGGAAGCGGCTGCGGCCTGATCTCGGCCCAGTCTGTGGCGGCCATTGACACTGCTGCCATTTGGATGAGCAAGTCTGGGTTCTTTATTTATGACGGGTACGTCAAGCCACTGCCTTGCGATGTCTCAGACTTTGTTT